GTTGGTGCGGAAGCACCCCAGGTAGCGGTACACGTTCCCCGCGGTGTTCTTGTAGGCCATCGAGGCCCGCGGCGCGGTGGTGCTGATCTGGTAGTCCAGCGTGCCGGCGTTGTCCCAGCAGTAGACGTAGTACCAGGTGGAGTTGGCGAGCGTCGACCCGCTCTCGAGCTTCGATGCGCCGATGGTCGCAGCCACCGCGCTGAGCGCCCGGTAGCTCCCGTCGACGCGCGTGAGCACCGCGGTCTGGATCGCGCCCACGTTGATGCTGAAGCTGCTGTTGCTCCCGCCAGGATCGACGCTCAGCTCTTCGGCCCACTGGAGTCGCGACGCGACGCCGTTGACGGCGAAGACGCTCCAGTCTGCGAGGGTTTGAAACGGGGTCTCGACGCTCGCAGCGGTGCGCGGATCGCCGGAGTCGGGCACGGTGACGGAGCCGGTGTAGACCGGACTCGGGGTGAGGGCGTGGCTCATGGGTACAGGCTCCAGGTGATGGGGGTCGCGGTGTCGGCGTCCCAGTCGCCGCCGTCATCCCACGGCGCGTCGGGGCCCCAGATGTCCGTGGTGTCGAAGTAGAGCACCACGTAGAAGCGGTCCCGCGCCGCGGACCACTGCCGCAGGTACGAGAGGATGGCGTTGACGGTCTCGACGCTGGCCGTGGTGTCCCACGTGCCGCCGTCATCCCACGTCCCCGCGTCGCCCCAGGTGCCGTCAGCGATCCAAGGCGCGTCGAAGATCAGCGCCCACCACCGCGCCCACAGATCCGCACGGCCGTCGGGGGTCGCGTCGAGGGCGCCGGTGGGGCTCCACCCGCGCGCGGTGATGACCCGGTGATCCGAGAAGCCGTAGGCCGCGCCGAGCTCGTCGAGTCGCGCGGTGAGGCCCACCAGCGAGCACGCGGCGCCCCAGGCGTCGAAAGCGAGCGCGAGGCGCGCGCGGTAGTCCGCGGCGCTCTCCGCGGGGAGTCGCTGGATCGCCGCGTCAGCGCCCGCGCGCCCGAGGTCGACCGCAGCGCACTCGCGCCCGCGGCCCGCGGGGTCGGCGACGCCGCCGACGTAGACCGCGTCGCGCGCGCGGGCGACGAGCGCGTCCTTAAGCCGCCCATGCGCGGTGCCCCACGCGCGGCCGGTCGCGTCTTGCAGCGGCGCCGGGTGCAGGTCGGGCTGGTAGTCGGCGAAGCTCACGGCGTCACACCAGCACCCAGGTGAGCGCCAGCGTGGGCACCGCGACGTGGCCCTGCGCGATGGTGGTGTCGCCCGAGGGCGCCGAGATGTCGCAGTCCACGACGCCCGCGGCCCGATAGATCGCCTCGTAGAGCCTCCCGAGGTCCACCTGCTCGCCGATGGCCAGCGCGGCGAAGTAGGTGGCGAGCGCGTCGGTGGCGAGCGCGCGATTGGCCGTCGAGTCGGAAGCCGCTGCGACACGCACCGTGGCGGTGACGGTGACCGTGGTGGCGGCGGCACTCTCGGCCGTCGGATCGTCCGTCGCGGGGCTGTACAGGTCGAGCCACGCCTGCACCGTGGTCACCACGGCGGGGTCAACGGGCCCCGCGGGGCCCGCGAGGTAGACGCGCACGCTGCCGTCGCCCGAGGGCGGCGCGAGCGCGACACGCGTCACCTGCGCCGCCGCGTCGTGCCCGGTGCGCGCGAGGTATTGGTAGGCCGCTGCCGTCGCGCCCCGGCCCAGCGTGCCCCAGCGGTCGCGACATCGCTGACGGAGCGATGCGTCGGACTCGGCGTCGGCGCCCGCGGTGGTGATCCACGGCGACGCGGGGTTCGCCACGGTGACGCCCGCGAGGGCGGGGCTCACCAGCGTAGTGATCGTGCCCGAGGCAACGTTGTACGCGGCGCCGAGTTGCTCCGCACGCACGGTGACATCCGTCGGCGCGGCGCTGGTGATGTTCACCGTCGTGGTGTTGGTGCTCCGCCACCGGCGCACCCCATCGCTGACGAGCAACCCGCCCGCGGGGATGGAGTACGGGCCCGCGCCGCTCGCCACCGTGAGACGCACGGTGCCCACCGTGGCGACGGCGACGGTGCGCGTGGTCTGGTATCGCGACGCGGCGAAAAGCGTAAGCCAGTCGCCCGAGGCGCTGTCCAGAAACGCCGCGCTCGCGAGGTCTGCCACAATCGCGTCGAGGCGCACGAGGGCCGTCGCGTCGGCGCGCGCGAGCGTGCGCGGCACGGCGCCAGGCTGCCACGAGGTGACCGGGAGGCCGCCGGTGGCGAGTTCGGCGAGCAGGAGCGCCAGCAGCTCGTCGGCGGTGCGCGGCGTGGTGAGGTCGGTGACGGTCGCGGCCATGGGGTTACACCTACGGAGACTGCAAGAGCGTCACGGTGACGGCGTCGACGGCGAGCGTGAGCCGGAAGGGCCCCGCCGCGTCGGTGATGGTGATGGCCACGCGCAGCGTCGACCCGAGCAGCGTCACGTCGGCGCGCGCCGCGCGCGCGCGCTCGTCTGCGAGGCACTCCGCCTCCACGCGCGGGCCGATGGCGGCGAGCGTGCGTGGCGTGAGATCGTCGCCGAGGTGCTGGCGCAGGTCGTAGCCGTAGTCCGAGTCGTCGCCGATCCACGCGAGCGTCCCGCGCACCGTCGAGAGGCGTCGCGCGATGGCCTGGGCAAGCGCGGTGCGGCCGTCGACGATGGTGAACAGCGGGTCGAGGCCCGAGACGCAGTGGATGTCGGTGCCGAGCGTCATGGCAGGTGCAGCACGTCGGTGCCCTCGGTGATGTGGCCAGAGAGCGTGATGGGCGCAGCGTTCGGCGTCCCGTCGGCGGCGGTGATCGTCAACGCCGGGATCGTCACGGTGACCGCGTGGCCCTCACGCGCCGCCGCGTGCGTGCCGCCGGCGACCGTGAGGCGCGTCACGTCGCCGGGCTCCCACAGCTCGGCGAACGGTCGCGCGGGGTCGCCGCCCGCGTACCCCAGGAGCACCCGCGCTCCCGCGGGGACGCTCAGCGCGACGCCCGGGAGACTGCGGTACGGCACACCCGCGCACGAGGGCACGCGCGCATCGTCGGGCAAGAGGTCGAGCGTCCCGTCGGCGCGCTGGGCCACCACGCGCGCGGGGTAGCGCGCAAGGTAGTCGAGCCGCGGGCCCAGGATGCGCACGACGAGGGCCTCCACAGCGCTGCGCAGGTCGGTCACGCGTACACCACTGCGGTCACGGTGCGGCCGTCAATCTCCCAGCGCACGGCGCCGGTACGAAGGAACGTGTCGCCTGACTCGTCGCGGATGCTGAGCAGGAGCCCCGGCGTCACCAAAGCCACGTCACCCGAGAGGGTGTAGCGCCAGGCGCGCGGGTCGCGGTCGACCAGGTCGACGTCGGGCGAGGCGTCGGGCCACGTCTCAGCGCCGATCCACACCGCGCCCGCGAGGGTGACGCGCCAGGTGAGCCCGGCGGCGTCGGCCACACCGCGCACCGTGTCGTGCGCCGGTCCAGCGGTGCGATGCCAGCGCGCGGTGACGATGTCGAGGGCGTCGCTTCCCGCGGCGAGCGCCTCCCCGGCCTCGCTGAGCGCGTCAGCGAGCACGTCGGCGAGGCGCGCGGCGCGGTAGGCGCGCGCAGGGAGCATCGCGCGGAGGCCACCCGCGCCCCCCACGATGCGCCCGCGCCACAGACCGTGCGTCATGTCGCCGGTGACGACCGTGCCCGAGAGCGTCACGTCGTCGAAGGCGAGCGCCACACGGCCCGCGGGGGCAGTCTCGGTGTCCACGTCGAGGTCGGCCACCCACACGCCCCGCGCGGGGAGGTAGACGGTGCCGCGGGTCACGGGGGAACGATTGATGGTCACCTCGCTCACGGTTCAGGCCCCGGGGTCGCGGGCGGCGTTGGCGGCGCGGGCGGCGCGGCTTCGGTGCCTGTGAACGCGGTGGGCGTCGAGCCGATGTCGGGCACGGCGCGCGGGCGGTGCGAGGTGTTGCGCTGCGCGCCCGCGCGGTACTCGACGAGCTTCACCTGCACCTCCCACACGGTGGGCTCGACCTGTCGCGGGGTGCCCATCGTGGTGGCGTAGACCTCGGTGATGCCCGCGATGGCCAGCGCCGGGTGCGCGCAGGCGTGCGCCGCGCGGCGGGAGACATCCGAGCCGCGCGGGAAGAGCAGTGCGACGAGGGCGCCGAGCTCGTCCCAGTGCCGCGCCTCGCTGCAGCGCAAAGAGAGCTCGAGCTCGGCGAGATCGTAGCCCTTGTCCCGCAGGTGCGCGCCGTCGCGGCCCGCAGCGTGGCGCCGGTCGATCTTGCGCTTGAGTACGTCGCCCGACCATTCGTGGCGCCCCGTGAAGGTGACGCCGCCGATGGTCAGCGAGTCCCAGGCGTCGGGGTTCGTGAAGGGGTTGGCAACGCTCACGGGATCACGCCTCGGCCAGCCGCCCGAAGATCGCCGCGAGCTCATCCTCGAGGGCGTCCCCGATGCCCTGCGCCGTCGCCTGCGGAGTCGGTCCGCCCTGCACGGTCACATACACGGTGATGTTGACGCCGCCCAGGCCGCGCCCGAGACCCCGTGGCGGACGCGCGAGATCTGCTACGGCGCCGTCTGCCGCCATCGCGTTCTCACGCACGCCCACGCCGATGCCGGCGGGGATCTGCGCGCCCACCACGTCGGCGAAGAGCCGCGACGGGCTGTGGATGCCCAGCGCGGAGCGCGCCGCGCCGAGCATGCCTTGCCCGAGGCCCGCGACGGCGTGGTACGCACCCGACGCGGCGCTGGTGATGCCGTCGGTGATGCCGCCGACGATGTGGGCGCCGATGCTGGCGAAGGCCGTGCGGATCGGCGCGAGGAACGACGACGCGAGGCCCACGAACGTGGCGCCGAGGCCCATGATCGTCGACACCAGAAGCCCCGCGGCGCCGATGAAAGACACGATGGTGCCCGCGACGAACCCGAGCACTTGCCCGAGCCCCGATGCAGCGCGCGCGATGAGATGCAGCGTCGCGGCCGACGGGGGACCGCCAGACATGAGCGACGAGACAATGGCGCGGATCGGCGCGAGGCCGTCCATGAGCCCCGGGCCGATGCCGGTGACGAACGCACGCACGATGGGCCACGCGGCGGCGGCGAAGCGGCCGATGGCGGCGAACGCCTGCGAGATGTACCCGAAGCCCGCGGCGATGGTCTGCGGCGTGATGCGCGAGAGGAGCTGGCCCACAACGTTCGCGGCGCTGGAGATCGCTGCGCGGATCGCCATGCCCGCGGGCGCGGCGCCGTCGAGGGCTGCGGTGATGGCGAGCACGCTGCGGGTGAACGCCTGCATGCCGGGCACGCGGGAGAAGTCCATCCCCGCGATGAGGTTGAACCCGGCGTTGCCGAGGTTCGAAAGCGCGCCCGTGAGGGTCTGCGACTGCCGCAGCGCGAAGCCGCCGAGAGCGCCGCCGCGGTCGAGCCGACCGGAGATCGCACCGAGCGACGCCTGCAGGAGCTGGTCACCCGTCACGCCGCCCGACGAGAGGCGCGAGAGCACCGCGTTGCGCCGCGCGGTCTGGTCGGTGTTGTTGATCCCCAGCGTGCGCGCGAGGTTGTCGAGGGTGTCGCCGGTGTTGACCCCGGCGTTCAGGAGCTGCGTGAGATCGCCGCGGTTCGCTCGCCCCGACGCGCGGAGCTGTGCGGCGACGAGGGCGAAGCTGTCCGCGCGCGCCTGGCCGAAGGCCGCCGAGAGGTCGGAGCTGGCGGCCGTGAGCACTCCGGTCTCACGCTCGTTGAAGCCCGCCGTGGCGAACCGACCCTGCATCCCGATCACGTCGCGCGTGTCGAGCGGGGTCTGATTCGCGATCGTCATGGCGTTGCGGAACATCCGCGCGGCCTGCTCCGACGATCCTGTGACGGCCTCGAGGGACGCGATCGACGACTCACGGAACGCTGCGATCTCGACGACCGCCGACGCCGCGGAGAAGCCCATCCCCGCGAACGCTGTGGCGATGCCTGCGGCGGCCGTCGCCGCACCGAGGCCGATGCCGCCGAGGGTGCCCAGCATCCCCCGGAACGTCGCCGACTGTGCGTCGACGTTGCGCTGCGAGAGGCGGTAGTTCTGCGCTGCCGTGCGCTGCTGCCCACGCACACGGGCCGCGAGCGCGCGGTCAGCCTGCGCCTGCTCGCGGCGCGCGCGACCCTGCAGCCGCGCGAGCTGCTGGTGGTACCGCTGCTCGCCGCGGATCATCGCGGCCTCGGCGCGCTGCTGCGTGCGCGCGGCCGAGGCCATCGCGCGCTCGTACTGGCGAATCGCGCGTTCCGCGGCGCGCGTCGGGCGGGAGAACTTGTCCTCCAGCACCAGCTTCCAGACGAGGCGTTCGCTCACGGCTTCTTCTTGCGGCTCTGCGGCTTCTTCGCGGGCGTCGAGAGCCCTTTCACCAGGGCCCGGAACGTGAACAGGAACTCCACCAGGAGCAGCGCGCCGGCACGCGCCTCGGGGTCACCGTGGTCGCGGCCGGCCAGCGAGATCAGGGCGTCTGCGGCGCCGTCGGGGTCGCGACGGGAAGCGGCGAAGAGGGAGCCACCCGCACGCCGCGCACGTCCAAAGGGCCGAGCGCGAGCGCCTCCACGGCGGCGCCGAGGATGTCGCCCACGGCCGGGTACTCGTCGCAGAGCTTGTCGAAGGCCTCGCGCTCCGCGGCCACCGTGCCCGCGGGGTCGTAGGGCGCGAGGCAGCGGCGCGCGAGCATCGTGGTGGCCATCACCGCCGTGTTGATGTCGGGCGAGGCCTTGGCGACCTTGCACTCCAGCCACTCCGCGCGCTTCGGGCAGCGGAGCACCCAGCGACGCCCCGCCATCTCGAACACGCGGATCTTCTCGCCGTGGCGCTTCACCAGGTCGGCCCACGCCCCGGCGGATACCTCGACATCGGGACCGTCTGCGAGCCCCGCGTCGTCGACCACGTCGGCGTCGATCACGACTCACCCGGCGCGGCGACGAGGTACTTGCCGTTGTGCTTGATGCGCAGCACGGAGAGCTTCACCTCGACCTCGAGGGGGTCGCTCCCCTCCTCCGCGCTCTGGTCGCCGCCCATGAGGCGCACGTCCTCGAGCACGTCGGTGTGGATGTCGTCGCCCTCGCGGTAGCTCACGGTGAACGTGCCGCGCACGTCGGTGTAGCCGTTCGGCAGGTCCGCCAGGAGCTGCTGCCACCCCGAGAGGTAGAAGGTCACCGAGGCGTCGCCCGGCTTGTAGCGACCCGCGGTGCGACCCATCGGCAGCCGCCCGGCGCCGTAGACCGGCTCCGCGCCGTCGATCTCGTCGGCGTACTTGATCGCCTTGATGGCCGTGATCACCGCGCCGTTGAAGCGCCCCTCGGCGCTCGCCCAGGAGTATTCGTTGCCGTTGACGTTCATGCTCAGCTCCGTCTGGTCACGCCGCGAGGGCGAAGGTCAGGGTGGCGGTGACGGCGTTGGCGTAGCCCTTGGGGACCACCGAGATGGTCACCGTGAGGGTGCCGGTCGCGATGAGGTTCACGCTGCGGTTCACCACTGCGCTCGCCGCCGTCGCGAAGTCGTTGGGCTGCTGCACGACGGCCCGGCGCAGCGCCGCGCTCACCTCGGCGTCGATCGACGCGGCCACCACCGGGTCGATGCGCCCGGTGCCGTCGGTGCGCACGCGCAGGTCGTCGCCCACGTACGCGCTGATCGCGGCGAGGGCCGCCTTGGCCGCCCGGCAGATCACGCGGACGCGCTGGATCTCCGAGAAGTCGCTGGTGGAGGCCGCCATCGTGCGCGACGTGAAGTAGAAGCTCCCGCGCGGCTGTCCAGGAACGCTCTGCGCCCCCGAGAAGCGGTGCGCGTCGAGGCTCGTGTAGGTCGCCTGATCCTGCGCGAGCGAGAGCACAGACGGCGCGATGCCCGCGATGGGGCCCGTCTTGACGCGGCCCGGGTGCTGGCCCGCGGGGATCGACGCGAGGCGCGCGGCGCGGAGCGCCGCGAGGCTCCTGCGCGGCGTGTAGGTCTGCCGGTCGTAGAGCACCACGCGCTCGTGCGTCGCACACACGTCGACGTGGCGCCCGCCGTCGAAGGCCGACATCTCGGTGTTGAGCGCCGAGGCCCACACCGTGAGGCTCTCACCGACGATCTGATCGCGCGCGGAGGTGAGCGCGAACACGTACTCCCCCGCGGCCTCGCGCGCGGTGCCCCACGTCTTGAGCGCGGCGGCGAGGGTCGAGTCGGTGGACTGCGCGAGCAGCGCGAACTCGAACTCCCCCGCGACGCCCGAGAGGCTGTTGAGCGCGGCGGTGATGCCCGCCTCGCTCGCGACGGGCGCGCTCGTGCGGAACACGAACACGTCGCCCGCGACGAAGCTGCCAGCGCCCCAGGTCACGGTCAGGCCCGTGTCGGCGATGTCGATGGCGCCGCCGACGGGCACCGAGAGCTTGGGCCCGTAGTTCGCGCCGCCGTCGAGGCTGATCTGCACCTCCGCGGTCAGCGCCGAAAGCGAGGCGCCCGCGGTCGCGACCTTCATGCGCACGTCGAAGGCGTCGACGGGCGTGCCGCTGATCGAGGGGACGCTCGTGCCCGAGACCGCCGCCGGGGTCGCCGACGCGGTCCAGTAGTCCGCCGCGACGAAGGTGCCGTCCGTCCACGAGATGGTGAGGCCCGTGTCCCCGATCGCCGTGGCGAGCGCCACCGGCACCGCTGTCGCGAGGTACGAGAGGCCGCCGTCGAGACTGATCTTCACCGTGGGGCTGCCCGCGAGGTTCGACGCCGCGCCCACCACGGTGATGCGCACGCGGTAGGCGTCGACGGGCGTGCCGCCGAGGGCCGGAATCGCGCTCGAGGTGTTCGAGCCGTTCGCCGTCGCGGTGCCGGGGCTGGCCGAGCCGGTGCCGATGCCCACCGCGGAGCTCTTCGAACCCGCCGTGTCCGTCGCGGCGCGCACGCAGAACACCGGGCCACCGGCGAGCGCCAGCACCTGCGCGGCCTGCTCGACGAGCGGCCCGCGGCCGAAGGTCGCGACGAGGCCTGCGAGGGTGTCGACCTCCGTTGGGGTCGCCGCGGTGCCCGCGCTCGAGCAGCCAACGACGGCCACCGGGAGCTGCCCGGCGGCGAGGATTCCGAGCCCACCGTCAGCGATGGCGAGCGAGGCGTTCAGGAGGGTCATGTCAGGTGTCTCCGGGGTTGAGCAGTCCGTCACCGCGTGTCGCGGCCGAAGGGTCGAAGGTCGCGCTCGTCACGCGCGCCGTGGTCGGTGTGCGGTCGAGCACAGCGAGGTCAACGGTGAAGCGCACAACGACGAGCTCACCGAGCTCGATCTGCGCGTCTGCGATGTCCCACTCCTCGCCGAGGTAGTCTGAGCGACCTGGCCAGCGACGGTGTGCGGCCGCGATGAGGGCCTGCACGATCGCGTCCGTGGCATCGACGTCGGCGCCCCAGCACCGTGCGAGCAGCTCCATGGAGCGCGTGGCGACGCTGCGCGCTTGCGATGGGAACGCGCTCTTCACCGGGCCCTTGGGCGACGCGCCCCGAGGCATCCATACCACGCGCGGCGGCGACGCGTTCTTCGAGACGGCGCGTCGCCCGAGCTCCCAGGTGAGGCCGGCGATGGCGGTGCCGTCTGGCAACGTCGCATCGGCCATCAACGCGGTGATCTCCGCGGACAAGGTGGTGAGGGCTGTCACGGTCCGAGCTGCTGCCGAAGGGTCTGCGTGGCCTCGAGCGCCATCTGCCGACGCCACGAGGCGGGCAGCCGGCCGAGGGGGAGATACTGGCGCGCGGGGATCGCGCCGGCGCCGTAGAGGTGCGCCGCAGCGCCTGGGGCGTCGACGGTGATCAACCACCCGTCGGGGGTGATCTGCACGGTGGACGCCTCGCGGCGGAGCGCGCCGGAGTCGTAGAGGGGACCGCCGCGGTTCGGGCGGTTGCGCCCGCGCGGGCGCTCGAGACGTCGCCACGCGCCGCCGGTGGGCTTGCGCGAGGCGTCGAAGCCCTCGCGGATCTTCACGGCCAGCGTGCCCGCACCTCGCTCGATCACGGCGCGCTTGAGCCCACCGTTCGCGGCGTGGTCGAGACGCGCGACGAGGTGCGCGAGTTTGGCCATTGGCCCGGTGAGGCTCACCGCACCCACCGGCGCGACGTGCTGGTGATCACGCGAGAGCCACTGTTGTCCGTCGTGTCCGTCGGCGTGGCGTCCGTCACTCCGACCGGTGCCACCACACCGCCCGCGACGTCACGGAGCCAGCGCAGCGCGTCTTCGTATCGCAGACGGAGTTGATCGTCGCGGCCGGCCTCGGGGGCGTAGCCGCGGGTGACCATCAGGTCGTAGGCCGCGAGGCGCGCAACGCACGAGCGCAGGTCGTCACCCCACGCGCTCAGCGGCAGCCCGAAGCGCGACGCGAGGTAGCCGTCGGCGAACGACGACGCAGCGTCGAGCGCGTCTTCCTGCGCTTCGCTCGCGACGTTCGCGAGGGCTGCCGAGGCCAGCCCGAGCCGCGTGAGATCCGTCGTAGTGGCGTATCGGGTCACGGGCTGGCCTCGGCGTGTGGTGGGTCGTGCGGGTGCGAGTCAGCGCGATCACGCGCCGGGGTTCACGAGGAAGCCCACGAGGTGCGCCTTGCCGGCGCCCGCGGTGAAGGCCGACGTGACGCGGTCGAAGCGGATCGTGTCCGCGGCGACCAGCATGCAGCCCGCGGCGATGTCGGCGCCGATCGTGCCCGAGGGGTAGCCCGCGACGAGCGTCGCCGCGACGTCGCCGCCGGAGCCGCCGAGGAGGTCGCCCTTGGTCGTGTGGCCCGAGGAGTTCGACGACGACAGGCCGATCGCCGAGGAGCTGCCGCCGGTGAACCCGGTGGTGACCTCCCAGTAGCCGCCCATCACCTTGAAGCGCGCGCCCGTCGGCAGCGTCGCGAGGATCGCGGCGTCCGCGGTCGCGTAGGTGAACGTCAGCCCGAGGTCGACGTAGCCGGTCTTGCGCAGCCAGCGCCCCGAGGCGTTGGTCGGCGTCACGACGAAGATGTCGTCGCCGGTGAGGGTCGAGGAGGTCGAGTAGACCCACTCGGAGCCGTCGGCGTCGACGAGCACGACGTTGCCCTGCACATGGGCGGGGTCGGTGGCCACGAGGGCCTTGAGCGCGGCGAGGGTGGCGACCGACGCCGTCTTCGCGGTGCCGGACTCGTACTTGACCGCCCCGTAGGGCGCGAGGAAATCGTTGAGAGGCATTGGGCTGGTCTCCGGGGTTCAGGATTCGAGGAACGTGATCACGAGCTCGGCTTCGGTCTGCGAGAGGCCCAGCGCCACGAGCTCTGGCACGCTGGCCCCGGTGATCTCTTCGATGGCGAGCACGCCGCCCGCGACGAGCTTCGCGCGCGCCGGGATGTCCGAGGGGAGGTCCGTGCCGCTCTCCGCGAGACGCAGCGCGCGCCACACCGCGGTGTGCGGCGAGTCGGTGCGCGCGCACGCGAGCTCCTTGCGCCACAGGTAGCGGCGCCGGGAGGTCGTGTAGCTCTCGTATTCGGCGGGGAGCGGCATCGCGTGTGTCAGCCGCGCGTGCGGGGTTGCTGCGTCTTCGCCCCGCGGTCGAGCGTCGCCGCGGGCGGCTGCGTCTCGATCGCGCTTGGCGTGTCGGCGGGCGCCGGCGCGAGGGCCTCAGCGGCGCTCGCGCGACGCGCGCGGTGGTGCGAGAGCAGCATCAGCGGCTCTTGAAGCCGCCCACGCCGCACTTGGTGCCGCCGGGCATGCAGCCGTAGGTGTGGACCACGAGGTAGACGTGGTACGCGAGCACATCGTCGTCGGAGAGGATGTCGCGGTCCCCCTCGATCGACACGTTGCCGTTGAACCACACCGCGCCGGCGTTCGCCTTGGCGCCGATGGTGTAGTAGGCCTGCGGCGAGCTGGCGGGGACGAGGTAGGACGCGCGGTCCGACATCATCACGGGCTTGCCGCCGAACCGCGCGAGCTCCTCGCCGGGGACGTTGACCATCAGCGGGCGGTTGGTCGTGTCGACGAGGCTCGCCAGGTCCCAGTAGGGCTTGGAGTTCATCACCCACAGCCGGATGCCGCCGTTCGACGCGAGCTCGTCGCCGAACACCTTCTGGCCCTCGACGATGTCGGTGGTCGACACCGTCGCGCCCGACCCGTCGTAGATCATCGACTTCGCCACGGCGCGCGCGACGAGGCTGTCGATCATCAGGTCTTCGAGCTTCGCGCGGAAGCCCGCCAGGAGCTGCTCCCGGGCGATGTCGTACAGGTCGCGGCCGGTCTGCTTCGCGCGCGCCGCCCAGCCGTTCACGGAGACGGCGTCGCCGAGGTGCACGACCGTCGCGCTCTCCGACGACATCGAGAGCTTCTTCGGGCTGAGCGCGCCGCCGACGGGCACCTGCTGCGCCTTCCCGATCGACTCGAAGTAGGGGACCGTCACGTCGTTGCCGACCTCGGTCGAGCCCGCCTGCAGGCCGGGGTTGACGGTGAAGACGCCGGATCCGTTCAGGACCTCCATGCCGGCGATGCCCTTGGAGAACTCCTCCGCCAGGACGGACGGGAGGATCAGATCACTGCGCTGCGTGGTGCTCATGGTGTGTGGTCTCGACGCGGATCACGCCGCGTCACGTCGTGGTGTGGCGTGGTGGTCGTGATCAGCCCGCGCGAAGCGTCGCGGCGAGCGTGGCGTTGTGGGTGGTGATCGCGTGCTTCTCGCGCGCGGTGAGGGTCTTCCAGCCGCCGTCTCGGGCCTTGGCGACCGCGGCGGCGACGTCGGCGGGCATCGCGCCCGCGGCGCCCTCCTGGCCCTTCGGGTCGACCGGGCCCTTGATCTCCCCGACGGGCACCACGCGCGGCGCCGTGGTCGACCACGCGCGGAGTTGCTCGACGGAGAGCGTCCCGAGGAAGCCATCGAGCGACGGCGCCCACTGGCCCGCGGCCTTGGCGGCGGTGATGATCGCGTCGCGCTCGACGCCCGCGGCGCGCGCCTCGGCGGCGGCCGCGCGGGTGTTGGCGGCGGCGACGTCGCGCGTGAGGGCCTCGACGGTGGCGGCGGTGGCCGCGTGCTTGTCGAGGATCGCGGCGACGGCGCGCTCGACGTCGGCCTCGCCCGTGGCGGCGGTGAGGGCCGCGTGCAGCTCTTCGTTCATGGTCTTCCTCGTGGTCGTGGCGGTGGCGCGCGCGAACGGCGCGGCGGTGATGGGTGAGGCGGCGCTCGCGTTGCGGCGCTGCATGTCGGCGATGAGGGCGTGGAAGCCCTGCACGCGATCGGCGAGACGCGTCGCGATGGCCTCGGGGCCCATCTTGATGCCGGCTTCGAGCCCGGCGACGGCGTCGACGGTCATGCCGCGGCGCTCGCCGACCCAGCGGTGGAACACCGCCGCGAAGGCGTCGACGGCCACCTGCTCGCGCTTCACCGCGGCGGGGTCGATGGGCAGGTCGGGGTGACCGTCAGCCTTCTCGTCTCCAGCCTGGATCACGCGCACGTCGTACCCGTCGATGGTGTTCTTCTTGGCGCGCGAGACCATCGAAGCGATGACGCCCACGCTCCCGACGCACCCGGTCTCGGGCACGACGATCTCGTCGGCGACGCACGCGACGGCGTAGGCGCCAGAGAGAGCCATCTCGTCGGCGTACGCGACGCAGCGCTTCTTCGCGGCGACGATGGAATCGCGCATCCGGCGCGTCCACTCGAAGGCCCCCGCGGCGGTGCCGCCGGGGCTGTTGATGCGCAGCAGCACCGACCCGACGCGGGAGTCGACGAGCGCGGCTTCGATGTTGCGTGCGATGGAGTCGTAGCCGTCGATGCACATCCAGCCGCGCTGCGCGATGGGACCCTCGATGTCGACGATGCCCACGTCGCCGGCCAGCTCGTAGCCGCAGGGCTCCTCCTCGCCATCGTCCTCTTCGTCGTCATCCTCCTCGCCCCAGAACATCAGCGGGGCGCCCGACTCGATGCGCGAGAGCCACGCGGGGTCGAGGAGTTGCGCGCGGTCGGCGCGGAAGATCGACAGAGGGTCGCGGCCTTCGGCGCGGGCCTGGGCGAGGGTCAGCGGGTACTTCACGGGGTCTCCGGGGCCGCGCCTGCGGCTGGCGTTGCGGGTGGTGCGGGCGGCACGGTGGGCGCAACGGACGCGGCCGATGCGGCGTTCGCGGGGATGTCCTCGAGGGGGATGTTCGCGGCCTCGAACACCGCGCGCCGGTCGACGCGCTTGCCCTCGGGTGCCGCGCGGTCCGCGGCCTCGATGCCGGCGCCGAGCTTCGACATCGCTTCGCCGCGCGCTGCTGCGTCCTGGGGAGGGTCGGTCTTCCACCGCGGCCACGCCGCGAGGTCGTCCGCGCTGAAGTTGATCACCGCGTAGTCCGTGAGCGCCTGATCGTGCAGGCACGTCGACAGGGTCTGCGCGGTGCCTTCGATGAGGTCTTGGCGCACGCGGCCGTGCAGCGTCGCGCCGGTGTCCTGCCCCTGGACGATCTCCGTCGACGACGACTGTCCGGTGATCGCGATGGCGATCTCGCGCGCAGCGGTGTCGATCGCCGCGGGGAACATCTGCCAGGTCTTCGCCACGGCCTCGAGGAGCTTCGGGCTCATGCCCGGGCCCGGCACGATGGCGGTGTTCGCGCCGATGTTCGCGAGGTCTTCGGCGAGCTCGTCGCGATCCTTCTTCGACGGGGGCTTGTCCCCGGACACGTCGGCGGTGCGGATCGGCGAACCGTGCACCTCGGCGTGGTGCTGCCAGTCGCCCCACGAGAAGTCCTTGCCCAGCCAGGGCTTCGCGCACGCGCGCCACGCGCCCCACATCCACGGCAGCTCGTCACCGTCCGGGGTGCCAGCGCACGAGGGGGCGTAGAGCACCCAGCGGCGGTCACCGGGCACGATGTCGACGTCGCCCTGCGTGGTGCGCACGACCCACATGCGGCGCTGCGTGTCCCAGCGGAGGTTGCGCGCGTTGTACGGCTTGAGGACGCCGATCCATCGGCCGCTCGGCGCGATCTTCCACACTCGCTGCGCGAGGCCGACTCCGAGGAGGATCCCCCACGCGGCGAGCGAGAAGAGCGCGGCCTCGGAGTGCGCGTCGTACCAGTCGCCCCCCTCGAGGGCGCGCACGACGCGGCCCGAGGTGCGTCGGTCGCCCGACTCGTCCCAGGTGAGCGGCAGGCGAAGGAGCCCCATCACGCGCGTTTCGAGCGCAGCGCGCACGCGGCCGTCGCCGAGCAGGGCCCAGCACAGGTCCGCCGCGCGCTGCAGGTTCCCACCGCCCGTGAGCGCGAGCGCGACCTCGATGTCGTCGGTCGACCACCGCGTGAAGACACGGCTCGTCGGCGGCGCTCGGAGGATGGCGCGGGTCGATGGGGCGGGCGTGGGCATCGTGGGTGCGTGTCAGCGCCGGTGGCCGGCGCGGGAGGCGCGATGTTCGATGACGGGTTCTTCGTGCAGCGACAGGAGCCACGCGTCCGCGCGGTTCGGCGAGCGTCCGAGGCGCGCCCGGATCTTCGCCTTGAGCTCGACCTGGATGCGGTTCGTCCGGTCGAGGGCGTAGCGCGGCGCGCGGAGGTCCGCGCTCAGCTCGTCGTCGTCGGGGAGCGACGCGCCGTCGCGCAGGTGGTCGCGCGCGATGAAGTGCAGCTCGCTGCGGAGGTTCACGTACTGCGACGGGTCGAACGCACGCTCTGCCGTCATGACAGCCACGGCGTGCACCTCGTCGCGAGGATGGAACGTCTCGCCGTCGTGCTCGAACCCATCCGCGATCAGCACGCTGTAAACGCCAGCGCCGACGCCGTTCGCGTCGACATTCACACGCACGCGCTCTGCCGGGCTGCGACGGAGCTTGCGTGCGGCCCGGATCGCACCCGCGGCGATGTCAACCGACTCACCCGCGGGGAGCTTCAACAGCGGCAGCGTGCGCTTGCCGCGGCGCGGCGCGATGATGTTCTCGTCGCCGCCGAACCCGGCCACGTCGAGGCCGAACACCAACGGCTCGGTGCCTTCGATCTCCGCCGCGCGGTGCATCGCCGCGCTCACGAGGCCCGCGCCGATCACCTCGTCGTCGGCGCCGGACGGGAACTCCCCATGGACGCGTACTGCGACCCACAGCGAGTCGGCGCCGTACTTGGCGACCATGCGGTCGCGCCATTCGCGCGTCGCGAGCCCAGGGATCTTCGACTCGCCGGTGATGTTCGGCGACTGCTCGGAGCTGATGTGCAGCGGCCGGTAGTCGCTCCCAGGCTGCTGCGATTCGTAGAACGCGCCAGAGGTGCGCGTCGGGTTGGAGATGAGGAAGAACCGCGCGCCGGCCGCGGCGTTCCCGTCGAGGGCTTCAAACACGCGATCGTCGATGCCCGACGCCTCGTCGAGCACGAATTGCAGATGTGCCCCGGAGAACCCCGCGATAGCTTCGGGCTGCTGTTCGTCGATGGTGAAGCCGATGATCTCGCGACCGTCGCCCCACCGAACGCCCGTGCCCGGCCGCTGCCCCGGGAGCGGCAGCTTGTACCCGCGGCGCGTTGCTCTGCCGTGCAGCGCGATCACCTCGCGCCAGACGATCTCGCTGACCTGCCGCCCGGTGGGCGCGGTGACGATCGCGCGCGCTTCGGGCCGCGCGTCGGGATCGCTGGTGAACCACCACACGACCACCGCGGCGCTGGTGCTCTTGGAGACCTTGTGCCCCGACCGCACGGACACGCGGTCGTGGTCGCGCACTGCGGTGAGAACCTCGCGCTGGCGGGTCCACACCGTGAGGCCGAACACCTCTTCGGCGAAGACGACCGGGTCAGCCTTCGCCGCCGCCGAGATCGTCCGTGTCGTCGGGGATGAGCGCGCCGCCTGACGCGCCTTCAACTTCGCGTTGATCGCCGCGCTGACGATCGCCTTGATGTTGATGATCGCCATCGGGGTCGCCGTGATCACTTCGCCCGTCGGATCCGTCCGGGCCGTACTCGGGATCGCCAAACACCTGGTGCGACAGGATGATCTCGTGCAGCGTCGCGGCGGCGCTGGCGGCGGCGCGGAGGCTCTTCGTGCACCGCACGAGCTCGGACACCTTGCGCAGCGCCGTGGTGCGAGCCTCGACCGCTTCGGCGATCCAGGTCTTGCGCACCTCGCGCCGGATCGCGTCGAGGGCCGCGACCACCTCGGGGTGCGTGATGTAGTCACGCCGCCAGAGGCGCACCGTGTTGCGGTGTTTCGCGACGCGTTGCGCGGCGATCTCGTCGCCGTAGATCTCGGCCTCGTAGAGCACGCGCGCAACGAACGCCGGCGAAAACTCCCTGCGAGCATGGAAGCGCGGCGTGGTCACAGCGTACCCGCCGTCAGCGTCTCCACGTCGAGCCCCACGCGCGCGGCGTAGTCCTCCACGCGCATCGCCCACGGGGGCTGTCCACGGCCACCGCGGGGGGCACGGATGACGGGCGCACCAGCGCGGCGCCAGCGGGCGAGGCGATCTCGCACCGTGCGGACGGGCGTACCGGTGAGGCGCGCGATGTCGTCGGTCGTCAGCAGCACGGCGCAGGATGCGTGAACGGAAAGCCGTGCCTCGCGCCGAATTCTGGACGCACCAATGGCATGGCAGACGGGTTCAGTTCCGCCGATATTGTCCTGTTGGATTGTGGCGTCAAGAAAAAACGCACGCACCCTACCGCCCCCACGCTCCCGCCGCCGCGAGCACCAGCCGTCGCCCGTGCATCGCCGCCCCCTCGCGCCGTGCCCCGAGATCCCGCCACGCCTCCACCTGTTCAGCGCTCGCGAAGGCCTGCCCCACGTCGACGTAGAGCCCGCGCAGCCCCTCCCTGAGCGTCCCGTGCGTGCGCAGCCACCGCAGCACGGCGCGCGCGTCGGGAGGAAGGTCTGCCAGCTCCCGCACCACGTCGGCGAAGCAGCGCGCGGGGAGCACGTCGACGGCGAGCGCGCTGCTGGATGTGAACCCCACCCCCCGCGGGATGCCGCCCCAGCTCGCGCTCGGGTCGCGAATCACCACGGGCGGCGGTGCAGGCGCTTCCGCAACGGGCGGCTCGAGTGGGTCGGGGCAGTCAGGCCGCAGGTCGGCGAGCACGCGGCGGACGCGCGCGAGCTCGGGATCGTCGGGCACGAGCGCGAGGGTCGCGGCGCCAGCGCGCGCGAGCGGGGTGGGCGCCGGCGCGGCGGGGGCGTCGGTGTCGTCGCAGGGCAGGGACGGCGCCGTGGCGAGCCGAGGGCTGGGCGGTTCGTCGGGCCGAGCGAACGGAAGCGCACCCGTCTGCCCCACCGGCCACCGGAAGTCGTCGCCCGCGTGCACCGTGCCGCAGACGCACACCACGGCGTTACCTGTGCGCCTGTGCAGGTGTGCCGCAGTTTCACACCCGGAACAGTAGGCGCCAACCGCGCTGCGCCCAGATCCGCCAGACTCGCCCGTCATTCCCGTCGCCATGTCAGCTCAGCCTTTCCGCGCCGGGTGCCTCGGATGCCCCGGTCGCCCCAAACGCACCACGTTGCCCTGTAGCGCCATCCCGCACCCCCGGACGCCCCGTCGCCCGTCCCGACACCTCCGCGGGCACTGGCGGGCAT